ATCCGTCCGTATAATGCTATTGCGTTCTCTGGGCCTATCGCTGTTTTTGTCAGTGTGTTTCTCATCTATCCTCTCGGACAGTCCAGTTGGTTCTTTGCACCGTCGTTTGGTGTGTCTGCGATATTCCGCTTTCTACTCTTCCTACAGGGTTTCCATAACTGGACGCTCAACCCTTTCCATATGATGGGAGTTGCAGGTATCCTGGGTGGTGCATTGCTTTCTGCTATTCATGGTGTTACAGTAGAGAACACTCTGTATGAAGACGGTGAGCAGGCAAACACATTCAAAGCATTTGACTCAACCCAAGAGGAAGAGACTTACTCTATGGTTACAGCCAACAGATTCTGGTCTCAAATTTTTGGTATCGCTTTTAGTAACAAGCGTTGGCTTCATTTCTTTATGTTATTTGTTCCAGTTATGGGGCTCTGGACTAGTAGTATTGGGATTATTGGTCTTGCTCTTAATCTTCGTGCTTACGACTTTGTAAGTCAAGAGATTCGTGCTGCAGAAGATCCTGAATTTGAGACTTTTTATACAAAAAATATACTTTTAAATGAAGGATTGAGAGCATGGTTGGCACCAGTTGATCAACCTCATGAGTCATTCGTATTCCCAGAAGAAGTTCTACCAAGAGGTAACGCACTGTGATTAAATCACTCTTCACTTTTATGTTTGCTGCATTGATGTGGGTTCAAGTCCCACAATGGAGTGATGATTGGTCTAAGTGTGCCGTAGATGTACCAGACACAGCATGTCATTGGTACATCACAGCACCCGATAGCACCATGGGTGAAGGATTTAGTTGGGCGAATGCCCCTTGGTTTAGTGTTGAAGGTCTCCGCGATGTTGGAGAACTTCATGATACAATGGCAACTATTCAAAAAGGTCTTGAAGCATGAATCATTACCTTGTATTTGTATATGGTGTATGCTTTGCCCTTATTGGAGGGGCTGCGTTCGCGATGATGTGGTCTAACATCATGTCATTGAACATAACCCCGAAAGCATCCAAACCTAAACATCCTGAAGCACCTGAAGCAGGTGAAGAGGTCATGTATGTTGATTTTTCTAAAGAAAAACTAGAGAAATTATACGAAGATAGTTAATATCAGACCTCCTTCAAGGGGGTCTTTTTTTACGTCATGAAGTCGTGACAGAAAACAAGTATAAACATTTGATGATATAATAGATAGAGTAGTTGCATGAACTATAATGAAGTTTATTAGCGCAGTTATCGTTGCTACAATTTCAGCAATGATTATATTTTTACCTGGGATTGCATACGCCGTAGACGTAACAATGGGTTCCAATGGAAATCTTGTATTCGATCCAGATAATATTAGTATTACTGCTGGTGAAACAGTTCATTTCGTAAACGGAATGTTGCCCCCACACAATATTATTGTTGAGGGTAGAGCAGACCTTTCTAGAGAATCATTAATGTTTACTCCTGGCGAATCGCAAGATATTCTCTTTGCTGATGCTGGAGACTATGATTTCTTTTGTGGTCCTCATCAGGGGGCTGGCATGATTGGACATCTTCATGTAGAATAATGAAATATACGCATAACTATATGAAAATTTTTCTTGATACTGCCGACACAGAAATTATTAATGAATACTTTAAAACGGGACTGGTAGATGGTGTCACTACCAACCCCACTCTTATTATGAAAGCAGGAAGAGATCCTGAGGTTGTTTACCAAGAGATTAAAGACATTGGTATCCGAGACATCAGCATGGAAGTTGTTGGTGATGAGGGTCAAATGTATCGTGAAGCAAAAAGACTTTACGAAAAGTTTGGTGATGTATGCACAGTAAAGGTTCCCTGCACCCGTGAAGGACTTGCAGTCTGTAAATCTTTGTCAGACCAAAACATTAGAGTCAATGTCACACTTATCTTCTGTGCTGCTCAGGCAGTCCTAGCAGCAAAAGCAGGGGCAACATACGTCTCTCCCTTTGTAGGACGCTTAGACGACCAATCAGTAGCAGGTCTGGAGGTTGTACGATCTATCTCAGAACTATATCGCATCCATGGAGTCAGGACTCAGGTTCTGTCTGCATCTATTCGTAACGTTCAACGTGCTATTAGGTCATGGTACAATGGTGCTCAAATCTGCACCATGCCACCCAAAGTATTTGACCAAATGTATGACCACATCCTTACTGATAAAGGTTTGGAAATTTTTGATAACGATTGGAAACAGGTACAACAATGACATTTACAGTATATTCAAAGGACGGATGTCCATATTGCACAAAAGTTCAGCAGGTATTAGAGCTTGCAGAAATCAAGCATGTGATATATAAACTTAACAGGGATTACACTCGCGATGAATTCTATGATAAGTTTGGAAAAGGTTCTACCTTTCCAAGGGTTATGAAAGATGATACAATCATCGGTGGATGTACTGAAACTGTTAAGTATCTACGGGAACAAAAGTTGGTCTAATGGAAACAAACCTCAACGACATCTATGATCTTATTGAACATGCAATTGACTATGCCTTTGAGGGTAAAACAAATTTAAAATTTTACGATTACTTAAGAGCAAACAAAGTCAAAAAGCATGAGATAGATTTATTCATTGACAGTTCTACCGTCCTTGAACTGAATGATATCATTAAAGATCTGAATGAATATATTGAAGGAGGTTCTGATAGTCAACATAAACAACTGCGGGAAGGTTACGGTCATATTCCTAAACCTCAAGCGAGAAAAATAAAAGATTATTTAAATTGCATCTTAAAAGATGCGGAGAGGTATAGTTATGACCGACGACCTGGGCGAAGAAAGAAAACTAAATAATCACGAAACCCACATTAATCGTGGGGTAGAGTTGCTTCTACGCAATAGGAGGGCAAAACCAGAACAACCAAAAACTTTTCAGGTAAAGTTTGGTAAGATGGTCGCTCTCTTCCGAAGAGAGATTGTATTCCATCTAAATTTTTATCTGGACATCAGAAAGAAATAATCTCTGGAGTATAGAAAAATGTTAGCAGTAACGCTTACGATTGGAACCCTTGTTTCAATCATGTTCTTTTTTGTAGGAGGTGTGGTAGGATGGTTAGCAAGAGAGAATACATGGGTAAATCAACCAGTTTATACTCATCCAGAGATGTTTGATGAAAACGGAAATGTATTACCTGACGAAATTTTAGCAGTACGATTTGAAAATAGCTATGACGAACTCGACCAAGAAGACGACGACTAAGGAGAAAGCAAAACTCCCACCTAATCCATTCATTCATGAAATCCTTGAACTTGCTAGCAAGCAAAGGAGTAAAGTAAAAAAAATTGAGATTCTTCAGGAGTATGGTAACCCTGCACTGAAGAGTCTTTTCATCTGGAACTTCGATGACACTGTAGTCTCTGTAATTCCTGCTGGAGATGTTCCTTACAAGGCAAATGAAGTTCCTGTTGGAACAGACCACACATCGCTTCGTAAAGAGTATAAGCATCTCTTTAACTTTGTAAAGGGTGGTAATGATAGTCTCACTTCTCTTCGTAGAGAGACTATGTTTATCCAAATGCTTGAGGGTTTACACCCTGAGGAGGCATCAATCCTTTGCCTTGTAAAAGACAAAGCATTACAAACTAAATATAAATTAACATACGAAGTTATTAAAGAAGCTTATCCCGATATCAACTGGGGAGGACGTTCATGAGTAGTGTTGCTGTAGAACACCAGGAAAAAGAAATGGCAGAATATGGATCAGAGGAAAACCAAATCAATCCATCTGATTATGAGTGTCAAATTCTGTTGGAAAAAACAACTATAGAGATAGCAAACGATAAAACATTTCCGACAGATGCCAGACTAATCTGGTATATCGTTGACGGAAAGCAATGCGTCGATCTTACCCGTTGTGGTAAAGTATCAAAGATGTTTGATATGTATTATGATCGATATGGAAAAGGTTCTGTTCAAAGAATTGACTTTGGATATGGAACAGTTAACCCTAAACTTTGGGGACAAAAACCAAAGAAAGAAAAGAAAAGAAAATGAGTGATGGTTTCAAGGGGTTTGCCAAACCTGGAAAGGACAAAGAGTTCACCCTTAATATTAACGGAAAGCAAGTTCAAAAAATTATTAGAGAGTATAAGAAACTGAAGAAGTACCAAAAGTCATCCATGTTTGAATTAGAAAAACTATCTGGGCAAGAGACTCAGATAGACAAACTAGTAGATGAATATGGAATTGATTCAGAGGCAATAGAATAAATACACTAGCAGGTAAATCCATATGCTTTCTACCCAATACAGGTTGCGACTTGAAGCAATCTGTAAAAAAATTGTTAGTAATGAAGAAGTAAGTCTAGATGATATGATCTGGGCAAACAAACTAGCAAAGTCAAACCAAAGTGCATCATCAATATTAAGGAAGGCACGTAGACAAGCAAGAAATCCTGATATGAAAGAGGGTGACTTTGATGATTTTATGAACCAGATGGACCTTGGGGACCCTGATCCATCTAACCATTCTTCAGGGTTCGGTAGTGCAGATGATATTGCAGACTGGTTTTCTCACGAAAAAACAGATGACTGGAGGCAACGTGATTGAAAAAGAAATACCATGGGGCAAGTTGCATGAAATTGCCAAAGATCTAAATGGAGAACTCAAAAAACTCTACATTAAAGATAGTTCTGGTAGAGAATATAAAAGAATCGTAATTGAATATGAGGAGGATAAAGAATGCAACCAATAATTTATTCTAATAGAAGTCAAGAATGTGAAAGGGCAGAGAGTCTCCTTACAAGTGTTCAGTTCGATGACTCTGTTAATGTAAGAGTCCTTCTTTTGGACGATGACTTTACCAGCAATCAGTTTCATGCTGAGTTTGGTGCTGAAGCAGAGTATCCTCAAATTGCAATTGGACTAGAACACCGTGGAACCTTAAAAGAAACTCTTAAGTATATGAGTGACAAAGGTATGCTTCTTTAGAAATAATAAAATGTTCGTGTTGATACGAAGACACTTGACTAAATAAGATATGAGGTCTATAATAGGACCTGACGTTCATCCCACTCTTGGGTGGGACGCAAGTAAGTCGCGGAACGGAGCCGTTCATCCCATGATTGAATTTCTTTTATATTCATCACTCAGTTGTTCTGATGCCGATGCAATTATGTTTCGGATGAAGAATCATGAACATCTTAGCAATCAAGTTAAGATTGAACTAATAGAAGCCGTAAAGGAATCTACACCTGAGTGCTATCCATGGGACGCAAACGACTAAAGGAACGGACCTAAAAATCCAACTACTTTAGGAGTACCTACAATGAACACACTTAACATCATCAAGAAGCAGATCAACAAAGCATCTGCTCTTCACGACGCACAGATTAATCACACCTCATATCGTGGTGTTGAGTATTCTACCCGTTGTGTAGAAAGCAAAGAGTCTCACGGAACTTTCTGCTATCGTGGACGCACTTACACCAAGTGATTGTCAAATCAATTGAATAGTGTTATGATGGGAGGGAAACCTCCCATTTTTTATGGAAAGAGATAAACTAAAACTGATAGTAAGGAATCTAAAACTGCTGGTTGATGCTCTGGAATCAGAAGTATATTCTAATGCCGATGCATACACTTCAAAGCAAGAAAATTTTGATGATCCTGCTAGCAATTACATTTTAGATTACGACGAAGTTTTTGAGGATGATGATGGATAAGATAGATACACAAGGAATGAGTTTTCCTGGTAGCGGTAAAACCTCATCAAGGAAATCATATCCACCACTGGTAATACCAAAACGAAATGTCTTTACTGATTTAGAAAGACAAGAACTAAAAGACATTATTAACGAGACACTTGATGAGCGAGAACAACGTAAAACTAATCAGCGTAACACCTGATGCTGAGAAACACATGGCTTACTGTGCCCGTGTGTCAAACCCCAACAACCAGGAGAATGAAAAGTTTTCTGGACTTCTAAAGTATTGTGTAAAGCATCAGCACTGGAGTATCTTCGAGCAAGCATACATGACTCTGGAGTTGAATACTACTAGAGGAATCGCAGCTCAAGTGCTTCGTCACAGGTCATTCACATATCAAGAATTTTCACAACGCTATGCTGATTCTTCCCTACTCGCGGAGACGATCCCTTTACCTGAACTACGCAGACAAGACACCAAGAATCGTCAGAATTCTATTGATAATATTGACCCGTTTATCCGTCAAGAGTTCCAAATCAAAATGCAACGACACTTTGATGAGGGAATGAAACTCTACAAAGAAATGCTTGATGCATCGATAGCAAAGGAGTGTGCTCGTTTTGTATTGCCTCTGGCATGTCCCACCAAAATTTACATGACAGGATCAGTTCGTTCATGGATTCATTATATTGATTTGCGTTCTGCAAATGGCACACAGAAGGAACATATGGACCTTGCATTAGGTGCAAAAGAAATCTTCTGTGAACAGTTCCCTGCTGTTGCAGAAGCAATGGAATGGAATTCATAAATATTTACACCAACAATTGAGTTATGCCAACATACCCCGTTATTAATTTAGAAACAAAAGAAA